GTAATGACCTTTTGGGTGATGTAGAAGGTGACGTCAGTTCCCGTAAAGAATGGATGCAAACCTATACCGATGGCATCGAGTTATTGGGAATGAAGATTGAAATTAGGTCAGAGCCATGGGAAGGCGCTTGTGGTGTTTATCACCCATTGCTTTCAGAGGCTCTAGTTAAATTCCAAGCTGAGACAGTGATGGAGACTTTACCGCCAGCTGGTCCAGTTAAGACCGTGGTTATTGGCAGAGAAACACCAGAAATTATGGCTTCCGCTGATCGTGTTCAAAAGGACATGAACTACCAGATTACAGAGAAGATGCCTGAGTACCGCCCAGAGCATGAGCGTATGTGCTGGGGTCTGGGTCTTTCAGGTAACGCCTTTAAGAAGGTGTACTTTGATCCATCATTAAACCGACAAGTATCCCTGTTTGTTCCAGCCGAAGACCTCATTGTTCCTTATGGCGCATCCGACTTACAGAGCGCAGACCGTGTTACCCACGTTATGCGTAAAACTGAGAATGAACTACGCAAACTGCAGGTTGCAGGATTCTACCGAGACATTGACTTGGGTGATCCAGTGAACTCGTTTGATGATGTAGAAAAGAAAATTGCTGAAAAAATGGGCTTCCAAGCAACAACGGATGACCGTTATAAGCTCCTTGAGATTCAAGTAAACCTAGATATTGAAGGCTTTGAAGACAAAGATGAAGACGATAACGTTACTGGTATCGCTCTTCCATACATTGTTACTGTTGAAAAGGGAACGCAAAAAGTATTAGCGATCCGTAGAAACTGGAGACCTGAAGATGAAACAAAACAAAAACGCAATCATTTCGTACATTACGGCTACGTGCCTGGCTTTGGCTTTTACTGTTTTGGTCTCATTCATCTTGTGGGCGCCTTTGCAAAGTCTGGAACGTCTATTATTCGGCAGCTTGTCGATGCTGGAACACTTAGCAACTTGCCAGGTGGCTTTAAGGCCCGTGGATTGCGTATCAAAGGAGATGACACACCAATCTCCCCTGGGGAATTCAGAGACGTTGATGTCCCATCTGGAGTCCTCAAAGACAACATTTTGCCATTACCATATAAGGAGCCCTCACAAGTCCTCTATAGCTTGCTTGGCACAATTGTAGAAGAGGGTCGTAGGTTTGCTTCGGCATCGGATATGAAGATTGCCGACATGTCAGCTAACACCCCAGTTGGCACAACTCTGGCTATCTTAGAGCGCACTCTTAAAGTAATGTCTGCAGTTCAGGCTCGTGTTCACTATTCAATGAAACAAGAGTTAAAACTCTTAAAAGACATTATTCGTGACTATACACCTGACCAGTACAGCTATACGCCTGACGTTGGCACTCGTTTTGCTAAACAAGAAGACTACGACAACTGTGACGTAATTCCTGTAAGCGATCCTAATGCAGCCACGATGAGCCAGAAAGTGGTTCAGTATCAAGCCGTCCTGCAGTTAGCCCAGCAAGCTCCGCAGCTGTACGACTTAGGTCAGCTACACCGCCAGATGCTAGAAGTTTTAGGCATTAAGAATGCCAAGAAGCTGGTGAAGATTGAAGATGACCAGATGCCAGAAGATCCTGTAACGGAGAATATGAACATCTTGAACATGAAACCAGTCAAGGCTTTCCTATATCAAGACCATCAGGCGCACATTCAGGTTCACATGAACGCTATGCAAGACCCTAAACTGGCTCAGTTGATTGGTCAAAACCCACAGGCTCAGGCTATTGGGGCAGCTGCTATGGCGCATATTCAACAGCACTTAGCTTTTGAGTACCGCAAGCAAATGGAAGACATGATGGGTGTTCCATTACCTACTGGCGAAGAAGAAAACGATGAAGCTATCCCAAGAGATATGGAACTACAAATTTCTAGAATGGCTGCACAAGCATCTGATGCGTTGTTAAATCGCAACAAAACCGAAGTGGCTGCACAACAAGCACAACAAGCAGCCCAAGATCCAGTAATTCAAATGCAAGCAAAAGAACTCGAACTCAAACAGCAAGAAGAACAGCGCAAAATGCAGAAAGATCAAGCTGATGCAGCTGCAAAAGCAGCCCAGCAACAGATTGAGAAGGAAAGAATTGCTTCACAAGAGCGTATAGCACAGGCTAGTCTGATGTCCAAACTACAGAAAGACAAGCAAGAGCTAGAACTCAAAGCAATGCAAGCAGTAGCCAATGTTAATAAACCTCAAACAGGGAAAAAATAGTGGATCAAAATTTAGATTACCTCTTAAGAGAGTACAAAGAACGCATAGACATGCTCCAAAAAGCTGTTTCAGCGGGAAATTGCACCAATTTTGAGGAATATAAGTACGCATGTGGACAAATTAGAGGTCTTGAGTCTGCATGTTTAACCCTTACAGACCTCAAACATAGATTGGAGAACTCGGATGAGTGAAACCACAATTCTGATCGGCTCAAATCCCGATCAGCCGCAAGTGGTAGGCGCAGTAAACATTAGTGCAAGCAACGAAGAAAAGGCAAAAGCACTTCCTGAACCTTCTGGATACCGTATTTTGGTAGCAATTCCAGAGCAAGAGAAGGAATATGAAAGCGGAATCATCAAAGCTGATTCTGTTATGCACACAGAAGAGCTATTGTCCACCGTATTCTTCGTAGTAAAGATGGGTCCAGACTGCTACAAAGATGCAACTCGGTTCCCAACTGGACCTTGGTGCAAAGAGGGTGACTTTATTTTAGCCAGACCAAACTCTGGCACACGATTAAAGATCCACGGACGTGAATTTAGGATTATCAATGACGATTCCGTAGAGGGAATAGTCCAAGATCCTCGTGGTATCACTAGAGCATAAGGAGAAAACCATGCAAGATATGCAAATGACGGAATTTAAATTTCCAGATGAAGTTATCAAAGCAGAATCTGAAGTTGAAGAGCTAGAGCCGATTGAAATTGAGATAATAGACGATACACCCCCAGAGGACAAGGCTAATGCAGAGCCTATGCCACAGGAAATCGTTGAAGAACTCGATAACGATGACCTAGAAGCCTTTACTGGCGAAGCAAAAAAGAAATTGTTGCAGATGAAAAAGGTCTACAACGATGAACGCAGAAAAGCAGACGCTGCCGATAAGGAGCGTCAAGAAGCCGTTGCTTTTGCGCAACAAATTATTGAAGAGAATAAGAAGCTCAAAACCAAACTATCTGCTGGTGAACAAACTCTAGTAAGTAATTACAAAGAGAACGTTACCCGTGAGTTAGAACAGGCTAAACAGGCTTATAAGGATGCTTATAACTCTGGAGACGGTGATCTTTTAGTTGATGCGCAAGAAAAATTAACTGAAGTTAAGTTAAAAGCTCAAGATTTAGAAAGGTATCAACCAGAATTTTCACAAGAGGCTTTACAATCTGAAGAAAATGAGGTAAAAATACAACAACCCCAACGTTTGGACTCAAAAACCCAAGCGTGGCTGGACAAAAACAGCTGGTATGGGAATGATGATGATATGAGTTTCCTAGCAATGGGGATTCATAGGCGCCTTGAGCGTGAAGGAGTTGCAATCGGCTCTGATCACTATTATGGCGTGATTGACAAAGAAATGCGTCAACGTTTCCCAGAGAAATTTGGGATTGCTGAAGAGACCAAATACTCTTCTGAGGTAGAGACCAAACCCTCTACAAAAACTAGTAAGCCGAGCACAGTAGTTGCGCCAGCCACTAGGTCTACCTCTCCAAAAAAAGTCAGACTTACGCCAACGCAGTTACAACTGGCAAAGAAATTTAATCTAACCCCAGAGCAATATGCTCGTGAACTTACAAAACTGGAGTCCCAAAATGGCTGAAAACAGAAAACCTCGTGAAATAGAAACTCGTCAACAATCAGTGCGCCCAGAAGCATGGAAACCGCCAGAGTTGTTGCCAGAACCAGATAAGCAAGCAGGTTTTGCATATCGTTGGATTAGGGTATCTACTTTAAACAATGCGGATCCCCGCAATCTCTCTGCCAAACTCAGAGAAGGATGGGAACCCGTTAGGGCTGAGGAACAGCCTAAGTTTCAGTTATTAATCGATCCTAATAGTCGTTTTAAAGACAACATTGAGATCGGTGGCTTGTTGTTATGCAAAACACCAGACGAGTTCGTCAGACAGCGTAATGAATATTACAAAGTCCAAGGCGATCAGCAAATGGAAGCTGTAGACAATACGCTTATGCGCCAAAGTGACCCTCGTATGCCTCTCTTTAATGAAAGAAAGACTACGGATAGCTTTGGAAAAGGAAGTTAATTTTTTTAATTTATTAGGAGATTTAAATGGCTTATCCAACCGTTTCAGCTCCCTACGGCTTACAAGCTGTTAACCGTGTAGATGGCATGCCATATGCAGGTGCAATTCGTCAGATTCCAATTGCATCCACATATAACACACCAATCTATTACGGTGACATCGTGCGTATTGCTGCAGGTGGCACAATTGAGAAATCGACTGTAACTACTGATTCAACCACCGCTGCTGCAAATAACACCGTTGGTGTTTTTGTTGGCGTTGCTTATACCAATAGCCAAAGTCAGCCTGTACAGGGTCAATACTACGCAAGCAATACAGTGAATCAATCCGCTGTAGCTTATGTAATTGACGATCCTTTAGCTTTGTTCAAAGTAGCTGTAACACTATCTAATGGTGCTATGTCTTCTGTAAACCAAAGCATTGTAGGTACCAATATGGCAGTTGTACAAGGTACTGGTTCTAACACTACTGGCGATTCCGCTGTTTCTGTCTTTGCAACTAACGCACAAGGCAACGCAGCTGCTCTTCCATTCCGTGTTATTGCTGTTGTTCCTGATACCGCTACTAGCACTTCTACTTACGCAGAAGTATTGGTTAAGATTAACAACCATCAGTACAACGCAGCTGCTGCGTTGAACTACACAGCATAAAGGAGCTTTTAAATGGCTATTTCTCGTGCACAACTACTGAAAGAGCTGCTCCCAGGACTGAACGCATTGTTCGGACTTGAGTATGCTACTTATGGACAAGAACACAAAGAAATCTACGAAACAGAGACTTCTGAGCGTTCTTTTGAAGAAGAAACCAAATTGTCTGGCTTTAGTGCAGCTCCCGTTAAAAACGAGGGTCAAGCTATTCGTTACGACAATGCGCAAGAGGCTTGGACAGCTCGCTATACACACGTAACTATTGCCCAAGGCTTCTCCCTAACGGAAGAGGCAATCGAGGATAACTTGTATGACTCATTGTCAGCTCGTTATACCAAAGGTTTGGCACGTTCCATGGCGTATACCAAGCAAGTTCGTGCTGCTGCGGTATTGAACAACGGCTTCTCCGCTTCCTATCCAGGTGGTGACGGTGTTGCTTTGTTCTCCAATGCTCACCCATTGGTTTCTGGCGGTACTAACAGTAACATTCCTTCAACCCCAGCCGACTTGAATGAGACTTCTTTGGAAGCCGCTGTAATTCAAATCTCTCTGTGGACTGATGAGCGTTCATTGTTGATCGCTGCAAAACCTAAGAAGTTGATCGTTCCACCTGCACTACAGTTCGTTGCTACTCGTTTGCTCGAGACAGAACTCCGTGTTGGTACTAACGACAACGACATCAATGCGTTAAAGAACAATGGTTCGATCCCAGGTGGTTACACAATTAACCACTTCTTGACCGACACTAATGCTTGGTTCTTGACAACTGATGTACCTAACGGTATGAAGCACTTTGTCCGTGTTCCTTTGAGCACTGGTATGGATGGCGACTTTGATACTGGTAACGTCCGTTACAAGTCTCGTGAGCGTTATTCATTCGGTTACTCAGATCCACTCGGAATGTTTGGTTCTGCTGGCGCTTAATAAGCACTAGCTCAAGAAAACCCCGCCCAAAAAGCGGGGTTTTTCTTTTTTTAAAATATGTAGCATAATTGTCATAAATACATGATTTAATTGAAAAACTTTACATAAGGTGAGTATGAAAAAGTTCACAAAAGATGATGCAGATTTCATAGCATTATGGAATAAATTAGGTTCTCCGTCATTAGTTGGCAAAGAACTTGGCATGGCACCCAGAAGTGTTATGAATAAAAGATCTGCAATGGAGTGCCGTTACAACATAAAATTAGAAACTCATAATTCTCAGCGTAATGAAAAAAAACAAAGACCTAGAAAAATAGATCTTGCATCGCACAATGTGCGTAGGGGCATTGATGTAGATAAAGTTAAACGAGTAATTGTATTTAGCGATGCTCATTTTACTGATACAACAACTACTGCATTTAAAGCCCTATTACTAATGATTAATACCTTCAAACCAGAGGTAATTATTTGTAATGGTGATGCTTTTGATGGTCAGGTTCTCAGTCGTTTTCCTTCTATAAACTACGACCAAAAGCCCACAGTTTTAGAGGAGCTTAATGCTTGTCGTTTGCATATAGATGAGATAGAAAAACATAGACCGCCTGGCTGTCGTTTAATTTGGACTCTTGGCAATCACGATATGCGCTATGAGGCATGGCTTGTTAATAAAGTGCCTGAGTATTCTGGCGTTGATGGCTTTAGCCTTAAATATCATTTTCCTAATTGGGAAACTTGTTGGAGCTTTTGGATTGGCGAGGAGACAGTTGTCAAGCACCGCCATCGTGGAGGCCGAAATGCGGGTTATGCCAATTTGCAAGCGGCTGGGAATACGAACATCATTACGGGGCATACGCACGTATTAGCCATACAACCGATTAGTAATTACCAGGGAACCTATTGGGGTATTCAGACTGGTTGCCTTGCTGATCCTATGTCACCAACATTTGAGTATTGTGAGGATGGGCCTAAAGATTGGCGATCAGGTTTTGTAATGTTGTCTTTTGACCAAGGTCGTATGCTGATGCCAGAAATGATTATGGTTACAGATGAAGAAAATGGTGAGTTTGAGTTTAGAGGATGTATTAATAAGGTATGAAGCTAACATCAGAGGTGGTTAAAAACCTCTACGCTTCCCTCTATTGTTGCTATCCATTTACTAAATGGAAGATGCCTCTGCCAGAAGAGATTGAGTTTATTGTTACAGCTGACCCAGAGTTAATGGGTACTTACTTGTACGATACTGGTGAGGATTACGAGCATACGATTACTATATCGTCTGGAAGATGTGGTCATTACTACACAATGCTAACTACCCTAGCGCACGAGATGGTACACATGAGCTTTCATAGGCAAGAAGGCGCTAAGTGGACACAACACGGAAAACCATTTAGG